TTAAATTTCCTGGATTACATATACTTTTACATATACACCATGTTTCATTGCAAATTGTTCTAAAGTTTTTTGCCTGTATTCCGTTAAGGTAAAAAAATGAATGATTGGTATTTTACCCTTATATTTATTTTTGTAGTAAGTTGTAAACTCACCATACCTTTTCATTTTCTCACTGTTTATATTCATCATCTGTGTACGATCTATTTCAACAGCATTTAATATTTCTTCTTCATCTCGGAATTTAACATCCGGAATAATTGTCTTCTTTTTATCATCTATTTTATAACGTATAGGTGTTTCTATCTGCCAGTCATCCGGACAAAACAGATAGAGCCACGCTTCATTTCTCATAAGGCTGTGTGCTAATCGAATTGTTGGTACTATCTTTTCTGTATCATCGAATAGCGCACGCCCTTTTTTATTTAAGTAATATACATATTCTTTTTTATAAACTGTACTATTAACGAACGATCCTAAATCCTTTAATATACGATTTGCATTTCTTATGCCACCTAAATCATGTATAGCCATTAAATGCCTACGTGTAGCAAATTTTAGCTTTCTAATCGAGGTCAGAATCATCATCTGACGATTCAATTTGATGTGTGTTTGTATGTTCATGTTTCTCCACCTCATATTGTTTTAGTACATTCCACATCGTTTCATTAGAAATATAAGGTACTTGAATTTCTGTTAACCTATCCGTTTTAAACAAAGCGCGTCCAGGTATACTTTTAATCGATTCCAATCCATATTCATCTATAACTACTTGAGAAGCTGTTTGGGTCGGTAATCTAAATCCTAGCTTCGCATCTGAATTTTGCTTAACTTGTCGCGGTAATGTATCTCCAGTAGGATATTGTGTACAAAAAATCAACCTGAAGCCAAGCGCCCCGCCAATCCTTGCTATATAAGAAAGCATTCTCTGACAAGCAACTAATAATTTTTGCTGCTCTTTACCCATACTTTTATCTGGGCAAAGTTCAGCACCTTCATCGACTATGATAAAATATCGTTCTTTTATATTTGTTTCTACAACGTTTGTATAGTGCATTTCCTTCATATAGCACATTTTTTCTTCCATCTTTTCAAGAATTGTATTTAAAACCTGAAACGCTTGAATCGGCTTTTCTGCTATAGATTCAACTTGTTTTAAATTTTGATATGGCCCGAATTCTAAACCGCCTTTTAAATCGACAATGTATAAATAAGTATGATCGGATTGTGCTGTAATAAGAGATGTCATTACATTCTTTAAAAATACGGTTTTCCCCATACGTGTTAAACCACCTAAAGTCATGTGTGGTGTTTTATCAAAATCATGATAAATTAATTCTTCTAAGCTTTGCCCTATCGGTACAAACCATTTTCCTTGTTCAACTAACGTTTTTGACCATTCCCACTTATTAGGTATGTCTTTATGAAATACTCGAATACTTAATTTATAGTTATCATAATGGATCCGAACAGGTTTATTTAGCCCCTCACTCACAACATCCTCGACCTTCTGAATAATTTTACTTGGCATACCTACAGGTAATGTATAAATGTATGTTGTACTGCGGTCGTCACTTACCTGTTTTTGAAACGTTGGGTAATGTAGCTTATCTTCTCTTTTAATAGCGATTCCGCTCACTTCAAAAAAGACTTGAATCTTCTTTTTATCATCATCTTTTCGTTTGAACTTATCACTTACTAACGCATAAGTTAACGCTGCTGTTGGGACCATTAGTAACTCCAACATAAACATTTCCCCCTTAGATATCCTATAAGGATAACATTGCACTATTTTGGAATATAACAGGACAAGCATTTTCTTATCGCCTTCCTGTTGTCCCGACCTTCCACATTGTATTCCTTCATAGAAACATAATTAGAACATAACGTAGAAGATATAAGAACGAGCCTGTGAGTGTTGTGTACAAGGTAATACGTGGAAGCCAATGTGGAACACTCTTCCCCATTTTTTCTGCTGCCTTCATCGTAATTACTGACAAGCCTGTTGCCGTCCAAATAACTAGCGCTTCTCCTGCAAGTGTCATATCTATTCCTCCTCTGCTTTCTCACGGAATATAATACCTTTTCTCGTAAGGACTGCATCATAACAATCCATTAAAGTTTCCCAATTTAGAATGTCTTCTTCCTCACCGTATAGATCCTCTTCAATAACCTGGGATAAACTGAAATATCTTTTATACTCCTTGTTATTAAACACTTCATGATTCTTCATGTGATTCATAACTGATTCCGTTTCTGATCTTGATTTGGACTCGTTATACATTTGACGTAACTCTTTTGAAGGATGTAAATATGGAGTTGCATTCAAGTGGTTATACTGCCAACGCATGTAACCCTCTCCCCTCTTGCTGTCCTTAGTTCCACTTGGTATTCCTCGTGGTCTTGATATAGGTATATGACTTAGAATAAGAATTTTTGCTTGTCCTGTTAAACTTTTCTTCTAAATTAGTATTAATTGAACAGGGATGTAATTTTTTATGTGGAAAAATATATACTTAAAGGAGGGATAATATGGAATTCAAGTGTAGGTTAAGGGTAATTTTTGCCGAAAAAGAAATAAGACAAAAAGAGTTTTCAAAGAGTGTTGGAATCAGTCAATCAACATTAAGTGCACTTGTAAATAATACAAAACTACCGACTTTTTCTACTTCATATAAAATTGCCAAAGCATTAAACATGCATATCGAGGATATATGGATAGAAGAGATAGAAAAAGGTTAATCTTTCTACCGTTGAAAAATCTTACATTTTACTCATTAAAAAATGTAAGATTTTCGTTATACTAGATATTGTAATTTTAAAACATAAATTGGGAGGATACACTGTGAAAAAATTGTTTTTATCTTTAATTTGCGGATCTATTATTTTAGTTTCTGCTTGCTCAAAAGAAACAACATCAAAAGAAGAATCATCTAAAGGGAAAAATACAGAAACGCAACAGACCAAATCCGAAAAAGTTTTAACTAAAGAAGAGTTCGAAAAAATGTATTCAAATCCAAAGGAATACAAAGGTAAAAAAGTTGATTTTTATGCTAGGGTTTTTGTTCAGCCTGAAAAAGATAAAGATGGAACATACATACAAGGTTGGGCTGGTCTCAACAATAGCATGAATACTGTAATCGCTATTAAGGATACTAAACTCGATGTAAAAGTCGAAGATATTATTCATGTAAAAGGAGAAGTTAAAGATACCTTTGAGGGGAAAAACGGATTCGGCGCATCATTAAAAACACCTTTAATACTAGCCTCTAGTATTGATAAATCAGATTATGCAACTGCTTTTGCTCCTGCAAAAAAAACAATTGAAGTTAATCAAGAACAAGCTCAAAACGGTTACAAAATTTCAATCAAAAAAATTGAAATTGCTGATAACGAAACTAGAGTGTTATTCTCTATAAAAAATGAGGCCGCTGCTAAGTTCAGTTTCTATGAGTTCAAGTCAAGTTTAGTAGTAAATGGTCAACAATTTGAACGAACAGATAACTACGAAGCTAAATACCCTAAAATACCAAACGATTTACTGCCTGGCGTTACAGCGGATGCTACATTAGCATTTCCAAAGTTACCTGTAGATACAGGAGAAATTCAAATATCTCTTGAAGGTTCAAGCGAAAATTATGAATTGGAAATGAAGCCATTTAATTTTAAAATTCAATATTAACAAAGAAAAACGAGCTGTCAAAAAGACAGCTCGTTTTTTATTTACCAAACTATTCTTTTGTAGAAAATCACTTCACATACACATAGGCTTCATTTGTTGTTACATAGTATGTTTTGCCTTTACTATTGTGAACTTTATATTGTGGTGAACCATTTACATTTACTTTTGCATCAATCGTAAATCCTAATCCTACATCTACAGAACCAGCAACATCTTTATCCTGCCAAGATGGAGCATCATAGAAACGTAGATTGTTAACTTTTGAAACCACACGCTTACCTATAATTGAAGAATCCACTGTACTTTTCTTACTAAACTTCACATAAGATGGATCGTTCTTAATCCACTGATCTCCACCGAGATTTAACCAACCATCCTTTTCCGCCCACACAAGATAAGATTCTGGTTTGTTTAGTTGACGAACCTTAGAATAACTTGTACCAGGTCCTTTACGTAAATTCACATTGTATCCTTCAATATAAGCGATACCATCTGTTATAGCTGTTGGAACTTCTGCTGGTTTAGATGGCTTCTCAGGGACAGAAACATCCACACTAGAATTATTGTATGCTCGTTGTACATCTGCTCTAAATTGGGCTTCTGAAACGCCATGAGACTTTAAGTAATCAAGTGGATCTTCATGATCTGTACCGCCAAGGTACTTTGTCACATCGTAGTGAGTCCACAATCCTTTTTCTACAGATAAACCACGATCACGTAGGATTTTAGCAAGTAACTTCACGTATTTATCATAACTGCGTTTGAATTTATCGTAATCTGCTGTTTCGCAAAGTTCAACATGTACAAAGCGTTTATTTGCTCCTGGTCCACCACCATAAGCAATGTACTTTGTATCAGCAATTTGGATTGTTTCATTCCAGTCAACTGCATAGTGAACAAATGCGTTTCTCCATGTACGAGACTCATATTTTTGAATATTGATAGCTGGTGCTTCTGGAGTCGCCGTAGAATGAGCTACAACTCCCTCGTAAGCGCCAACACCGTAACGATATGGTTGTTTAGGTAAATCTGGAATAATAAGTGTTCTATCAGCAAAAGCGCTTGTTGCGATGGATAAAACTAAAATAACCGCAAAGACTACAGAAGAAATATGTTTTAATGTCTTTTTCATTTTTCATCACCATTCCCCATGATTTTTTGTTTAATATCTGATACATCTTTTGAAAGTGAACCAAATGCTTTTGCCTGCTCTTCGATGACCGCTTGGTTTTTTTCAATCACTTTTTGGTACTGCTCTTCACGCTGCTCATTCTTTTTTTGCGTAGTAAAAAGCATCCACACGAATAACGCTGCGAATGCTCCTTGTTGAACCATTGAATTAAAAATTGCATCCTCCACTGTTCTCATCTCCTTTTTATCAATAAAAAAAGAAGCATACATATGCTCCTGATTAAGCTGCAAAGCAACTTGGATCCATCCCAAATATCTCTGCAATATCTTCTTCACTTCTATCCTTCAGATAAGATTCCGTTGTAGAAATATCAGAATGATTAGCAAGCGATTTTAATTTTTCGAGTGGTACACCTTGCACCTTTAAATTATCTAATCTGCTATGACGGAAACAGTGCGGATTGATTTTAAACTCTTTCCCTTCCTTTTCGTTCAGCATCTTAGCAAACATCTTGCACCAATAATTAAATACACTGTTGTTTAATCTTCTTCTCTCACCATTCTTATAAACTCGCACAAACAAATCCGGAATAGTATCCTTACCTCGTTGATTTATATATAAACGAATACATTTCTGTACTCGTGGATTGTAATATAATCTAAACTTCTTACCACGCTTTCCTCGCACCACATTTGTATAATATTGTTCTGTCAGTCCTTCCTTCTGAACCTGGTAAACTTCATTTTTTCTCGCTGCACTGTAATAAGAAAGAGCTAAATACGTTGCTAACATATATTTCTCTTGTTCCAGTAATTCATCGATTAACCAATTAATTTGGTCATCAGTAATAAATGTAATTTCTCTAATTGGATTCTTAGGTAAACCACGTACCCTTGAACCTACATTAAATTCATACTGGTAGTCATCATCATCAGCGCAAAATTCAAGAGCTGAACGTAATGCGCTCATTAATCCATTCACACGTGCATTTGACATTCCCATCTCCTGAAAAATAATAGATAAATTCCGGATGTCTTTACGTGTTAGCTCAGTCAGATTTTTATTTTCGAAGTGTTGATGTATTAGAAACAAAATAATTCGCAAATCACAACCATATTGTTTTAAAGTGCTTGCCGCTTTCCCTTGTGCTTTCTTTTCAATGAGAAAATCTTTGACTAGGTTTTTGTTTTCTTGGCTAACATGCTTTTCATAAATTGCTTGGTCTACTATTCGTTTCACACTAATCATCTCCTCAAAATAAAAAGAGAAGCGAAATCACTCCTCTTGATCTATGAATTGAATTGATTCAAAGCCGTATTTTATACAAAATAAAAAAGCGACATATTTGACTGTCCCTCTTTGGCTTATTCTTTTTCGATTGGCGCGACTTTTTGTGATGCTAGTTGTTCTTCAAGTAATTTGAGTAATGCTTCCGTTTCCGCTCTTTTTTGTTCTAATTCTTCTTTTGTAGGTGCGAAATATATTTTCTTTACTTTCTCTTCTAGTTCTAAATCAATTGCCTGTAACTCTGCAACTCTTCCATTCCAGACAACCTTATAGTTTTGTACCGTGTCAGTTACATAGCGATCAACTCGAAAGAAATGTATATAATCACTACTCGGTATAATATGTTGCCCACATTCTAACCGTGTTATATTCCCTGCTTCGTCTGAATCACAGTACATACATGTTTTATATCGTTCATACAGTTCATATTTTTCTTTAATTTCCATTTTCATCACCTTTCTTGCCACGCACTTAATAACCTTGCATAGGCGGTATGATTGGCACTATTGGATGCTAATTTCAAATAGATATACTTCATATTTCCTGTTGGTACTCCAATATCAACCATTGCATTTACATAATAATCATCAGCAATCGTTTTGCTATGCATGGTGTACCATAAGTCCTTTCCGTCTACATCGGTTATTTTTACTTGTGCCGATGAACCCGGATCAATTGCAAGACTCAACGCAAAAACTAAATATCTACCTGTATGTTTTAAAGTGAAGTAATTACAATTCGACCATGTTGTATTACGTGTTGCATACCAATAGGCGCTATAATTCACACCTGGTGACATAAACGGCGGTTCATGAGAGCTAACATTCATATCAAAGTTAGCTATCCCATTTATGATTAAATTGTAACCATCTTCTCGTTCTATGTGTACAGCACCCTTTTTCGCATAAATACCGCGATAGTCCATTCTTGCAAAAGAATCTGATTTCCCTGTATTTGCTGTGATCCCATTTGAATCTAAGGTGATTGTCGTTGGAAGCGGGCTTGTGAGACGTAAATCGGTTTGAATCTTTTCAATCTTCTCTCGTACTTCATCCGGATTTTCTGTCCAGCCCGTTACTATACTACCCTCTTGAAATGCCATCTCAATTACATTTAATGTACCGGATGCCATCCCATTAAAAATATAAGGAGAAAAATATAAATCCTTATCTTTCGGTGTTAAAAAAGTGACGTATAACCTTTTCCACTGTTTTGATAAGAATGATTGATCATACTTAATAATTTCAACCATTTGTCCAGCTGTATCTTTTGCTGTATGTGCCCAAAAATGAAGTGGAGTTATCGTTGTTCCATTTCCTGCTGCTGAACCGTATGCCATTGTAGAATAGGTATAATAGGTATTTCTTTTTAAAGGTATATTCGGTTCAAGGTACTTAACCCCTTGTGGCATAGGAACCCTTAATGTTCTCTTTCCGTTATATAAGAGTGAACTATCTGGAACACCGCCACCTTGTCCATTGTCTCCCCACAGTCGATTCGCAATAAAGTCCGCTGTATTTTTTAACATGTTACCACCACCAGCGGTTTGCTCATCCACATTATTTTTCGCTTTTGCTTGGATAGCTTCACTTAGTACGTCTATAGCTTGATAGTATTTAAGCCATGTATCACGCCATACGGTAGGATTGATTGGGATAACCTTGTCTTTGTTACCGATAGATGTATCCCATGCATCAATTGGTGTAAGAGCTTCTAAATACGTTTTTAAATTTGTGTATTGAGTTGCTACGGCTACATAGTTTGTATCTGAAGTTGGTATTCCAATATTGGTTGCCTGTTTGCGGACAGAGTAAAACTCACCTTTGCCTCCACTATCTAAAGCCGTAGCGACTGGCAAGGTGTTTGCTGTATCAGGCAAAACAGATCCAATTATATTTGCTAGTTTATCTTTCACATAACTTCTTTCTGTAATATCAATCTTCGAATCGTCAGCAAGGTTTGAAAGAGTAGTAGCTGCATTTTCGATTTTGTCATTTGCATCCTTATCTAAAGATGCTAAGTCTAGGGATTGAACTACCCAACTCTTCCCATCCCACATTTTCATAACGTTGGGTTTAACAGACGAATCTATCCATAGTGTTCCTGTAGTTGGATTACTAGGAGCTGAACCACTAATTAGTGCATCGTTTAAATCAATTAACGTTAAAAAACCTGTTGCTTTTGGCACACCATCACCTACTCAATCTCACAAATTACAGTGCCTTTACCAGTGATTTCTGAAGCTTGCACCGTAAGTGTTTTTCCTGTTTTGTAATTTGTTGTTCCGCCCCAATTTGGAACCATCGTTCCACCTGCATTATATAAGTACCATTTGTATTGATATTTTGTTCCGGCTGCATCTACTTCTGCTCCGGCTTGGTACACTTTCACAATAGCTTGTACCATACCTTGTCCGTTTTTAAAAACGTTTCCTGTAAGTGCTATTGGTGTTACTTGCAATGGGTCTGTTTGGTCTGCAAAGGTAACAACATCTACATACGTTTTAGAACTATAAGTGGCAATACATTTAAAAGATGCCATCCCTGCTACAGCTCCGGCTGGAATTGTTAATTTATCAGTAGTATGTCCGCTTGTTCCTCCGCCAGTTGCTGTGGAAGTAAGTTTTAACCATCCAACACCTCCGCCTTGATCCGTAGAAACGGAAGCATCTTGTTTATACCATTGATACGTAACACCTGTTGTTTGCTGCGTAGAGCCATTAAACACATCACATTCTGCGATAAGACTACCTGCGCTATTTCTAAAAATGTTCCCATTTGGCGCCCATACATATGCAGCAATAGCGTTTTGACCGTTCGCACCATTGCTACCATTTGCTCCATTCGTTCCGTTCGTCACCTTGACTAATTCAATATCCAGTTTGGATGTGATATCCAATCCTGTTGATGGATCAGTCCATACCACTTCACAGAGATATACTTGCTGATTCTTAGACGCTAAAATATTCGCCTTAATTGTGAGTGGTTTTCCAACTCCAGTACCAATCGAATAATTTGTATCATTTGCAATTGGCGTGTTGTTACCTTGTTCATACCATGTGATGCTCTTTGCTTGTCCGATAATATCGGTTGCTGTACCTGATACAAATAGAGAGGGAGTTAATATCATATTATTTGTTGTCCAGTTAGGCGTATACGTATTTCCGTTTGGGTTGAAAATTTGTACTTTCGCCTGATTTGATCCAATGTACCCCGTTAAACTTTTTGCATCGTTCAAATCAATTAAAGTAATTTGACCACTTGCTAAAACTGCCATTCTTCATCTTCCTTCCGGTTATAATTTCCTTATTTCACATGCAAATGTAGCTCGTATATTTACATCTAAATTTGTAATAGCGACTTTATTACCAGCGTTTTCATGTGTTTTATTCCATGTGGTATCACCTAACGAATCAGCGGATTTCCTTGTCCATTTATATATAAAATTAGTTATATCCGTAACATCTGTTGCTCCATGATACACACGCGCTTCAAGTTCTGTACTAATTTGACCGTTCTTAAATGTAGTTCCGTTTGTACTTCGAATCTCAACTTTATATACAATATGATTCGTTACTTCATCTACATTTTTTTGAGCCGTATCAGCAATCTCTTTTGTACGAAACATGATTAACTCATTCATCTTATTCCTAGATTCAAAGTAGTTCGTTAAACAACTTTTATATCTGTCACCATTGATAACTGAATCTTTTATCATATTACTCGGTGATAAAATGGCTGCCTTATTATTTTCATCATGTTCAACGGTTAAAAAGTTCTTCAGTTCTTCATATCTTTGTGTATACATATCTCTTTCGAAAATCTTTTCTTCCGGTTTCCAATACCCTGCCGCAATCTGCATGGTGGAACTAAACTCATTCTGAATTTTTACCCACTCTGCACTTAGAAATTGTTTTTCAATAACTGTAATTACGTTATCTTCTGATAAGTTGTCAATCAAAGTATCTAGTCTATTAGAAACTTCAAAAGGATTATAACCTTCTTCAAAAAATGTACCTGGTCCAACTTTAATGTTATTTGCTTCAAATTGACCGACAACACCTACTGAAGCAACAAACCCTTTATAAGTAAGAGCTTCCTTAAAGGTTCTCCCACCATCTTGACTAACACCCAGCCCAGCGCTGTTCAGAGCAACAAGGTTATTGCGGTCTTCAGGATTAATAGCAAGTATACCGTTCTCAAATGTTAATTCAGTTTGAGCATTCTTAATCGCTTCACTCGCACGTTTAACTCCTTCATCTAAGGCATTGTATTTAATTTTTCCATCTTCATTTACAATGCCACTCATTGCCTTCTGTACGGTTTGAAAAAGTGTCCCACCAAAAGATTTTTTATAGTTAGCTAGTGTAACCCTGCATGCAATTGGCTCTAACTTCGCATTAAATACTTCCTCAATCTCCATAATTCTGGTTTCAATATCAATATCCATTGGCTCATAAATTAAAAGAACCCGATCCCCTTCATTCGGCACATTGTAAGGGTATCCGGCTTTTCTCAAATCTATAAAGTCAATTGTCATACTAACAACTGGCGTGTCCTGTAGGTTTTCTTTTAATGCCTTGTCTAATCCATCTATGGTTGTAAAACGTTCGTCATCTATGGAATCCGCTTCAATTAGCCCGAATTTATGTACATTCGGGCTGGTGTATTCTCTCTCTAAACCGTCTTTACCATATCCACGAATATAAGTCGCAAGGGGCTTTGTATCAATTTCTCTTTCAAATGTTTTGATATTGAAATTGTACCTAAACTGAAAATCAGTATCTTCCCCTATTTTTTCTTTAAAACTTGCGAGATTTCCACGCAACGATATTTCTGCCTTATAACGCTCTAATTTTTTTTTTAGTAACGCCAAGCGATTATCTTTTCCAAACTCTTGAAAATCTTGTGCGTAAAACTGATCAATAATTGCTGTTTGATAACCGGTTCCTTCGAATACAAAATCTACCGCATCACGAAACGTCATGCTGCCATTGTGAATTTTGTACTGTTGTTTATTCAGCATATTTACGTAAAATTCATGAATGCATTCAACTCTTTTGTAAAACCTACTTTCTATCGTTCTCTCCGTTAAATGCTTTACAATATAAACTTCACCATCAAATTCAATTTTGCTTTCTTCTTGTACCAATGAAAAGGAATGTGTATTTTCTTCTGTAGGATATAGTAAAAAACTGATTCCTTTTTCCCCATTCACTCTACGGACTCTATTTATAGTCGGAAACCCTGTTAGTATCTCCGTATTTCCTGCTATATCAGTTACTGTAACAAATTCCAACATCACACCTCCTTTCTATAAGTATTGGAAACGAAAATCGAATGAAATAGAAAAAGCGCCTTTAGCGCCTGTAACTTCGAATTCGTTTATTCCAGCCTTCAAAGATATTGCCTTTTTATTTGTATCTCGAACAATGGACAAGCTGTTTTTCGTACTTCTCACTTGATCTATCACAATTGTATCTTTATCTGTTGTTATGCCAGTATAAATCCATTCTTCTTTCGTTGTTTTGTTTTTAATTTTAAGATTCTCAGAAGCCCCTTTAAAGGTGATTCGTAAAGGCATTTGCCTTGGATCAACTTCTACATCACCTTTATTATCAATAGAGAATGTAGCCGTTGTTCTTGTATACTCTGTTTGCATCTTTTCTAACGTCGATTGTAAGGATTCAGCAAAAGCATTCGCTGATTTATACTGAATTTCTATAAGGCTGTAGTTTCCGTTCGCCTGTGGTTCTACTTCATACTTATTTGACACTCGTACTTTCCAACGCTTTTCAGGCTCTCTATTTGAAACAATATAAAACGGAGATTGCGAAGCGAAAAGACGGAACATAAAATTACGGACTTTATAAAAATCATCTATCCCATGTGGTTCTGCGAGAAATAAAGATTTTATATCATCCCTTGAATTAAAACTTCCACCTAAATCAATTTCTCCATGTCTCCCATCTAACTTTTCGTATCCAGTGTTATAGAAAGGGGAATTAGGAAGAAAGTTTAAAACAGTAAGTTTGTCATTAGATGAAATAACAAACTTAGAACCATCTTCCTGAATAATTGTAAGAGTTTGATTTGTCATCGTCTCACCCCTGCATTGTATAAATCTGTCTCGAATTTCTGTCCTTGCAATAACTCCAATGGAGATATTAATAATTCTGCAAGAACCATTCTATCTATTACAATTTGTATTGGTCTTTGTTGTGCAAGATCCTTGTTACTATATGGCATATATTGTCCCTTATCTGGATTCTCGTTGTCTGGTCGATACTGTATAACATTAGGATTATCGGATAACACTTCTCTCCATCTAGAAAGATTACCAACATCATAAATTGAAAGTCCTTCAAAACGTTCCATTTGACGTCCGATTTCTCTAACCATATCACGCATACTTTCAGGGATATGTGTTATCCAATCATTTTGCCAATCTCCATCCACAAAGATTGCATTAAAATATTTGGTTAACGGATCATCACCTTTAAAACTAAATATTTCTTCTGGTTTAATAGAACGAATACCATCAATTGCCTCTGTAACAGAGCCCTGCAAGGCATCTCGTACTACAGAATATTGACTCTTAATCCCAGTTGCAAGTCCTTGCGCCATTTGAACACCTGCAAATGCTAAATTATTGGATTTTAGCGTATTTACAAGAGACTTATAAGCATTTGTACCAAGAGTGCGGCTTTCATTTTCTGCCATATAAGATGTTTTTTGAATACCAAGCGCAAAACCTTCACTAAAAGGTTTACCGCCCTGATCACGTGTTAATCTTGATGGAGAGTTCACATTAAGTGTAGCCTTTAAAGCATCGAATGCACCTCGTGCCAAACTAGACGCTACACTTTGCACATTCCATTTCCCATTAGAAATACCACTAGCAAATCCACTTGAAAATGCTTCACCAGGGCTAACAGAACTAACGCTTTTTAATCCAGAATTTCCACTCTCTGCTACATTAGAACCACTTGATTTCACTCGTCCCTGGGTATTCTCCATACCTTGAGCGAACTCATTGCCACCTTTTTGACCGTGTGGCGTACCATTAACGTTATTAAAGCCAGCATGTGCTGAAGCTACAGCTTCAAGAGCACTCCCTCGGATATAACCATTTTGATTGACGATACCACTTGCAAAACCTTGGCCCCCTTGAGTACCTGCCGGGTTTCCATTAATCGTGTTAAAAGCGCCATGAGCACTAGCGACTACTTGCAAAGCACTTCCTCTAATATAGCCATCTTGATTTATTATCCCTTGTCCTAATTCACTACCGCTCTTATTCCCTCCCCCGCCATCTGTTGTACTTCCCATAATACCTTCCACAGCTTGTTTTTTCCCTGTTGCTGCATTTTCAGGAGCTGTATTACCAGCAATTCCATTTGCGGTTGTTTGTGAGATATTTGAACCTTGTTGAGTTGTATCAATATTCGTTTTTTGTACAACCATTTGTCTAATGACTTCAAGCGCTGTATCTATGTTAATTTGTCCGTTTTGCAACCCTTGTGCAAGAGAACTAGCTGTAAACTGTCCATTAGGACCTAAATCATATTTTGTTTGATCGTCCAGTGTTATTCCTAACTTGTTAAATACATCTTGTACACCGATGAACCCCATTTCCATGCCTGTTTTTAAAGTAGACATGATTTTGGTTCCATCTTGAGATAAATCAGTAGCTGTTAATTTAGATAAATGTTGTTGAAAAAAAATAAACACAGCGTCAATACCAACTGTGCCTTCTTTCAAACCGTTTACAAATTGTGTAGATGTCATTTTACCGAGTGGACCCAAATCAATTTCTAAATTCTTTTTAAGATCCAGGTTTAATTTTGTTGCGATATCCGTAACATTCATCTGCTTTAATCCATCAGCAAACGTAGTCATCACTTTAATACCCTCTGCGGTTAATGGTTTACTCCCCATCTCTACACGCATTGTATTTATAAGAGCAACCGCTACATCTTGGACCTTATATTTACCTGTTTTTATACCATCAACAAACTCTTCGACCTTTACTACGCCTTTTTCACCTAAGTTAACAGCCTTTGTACCATCTTCTAATGCATAAGCGATATCACTACCAATTTGCACAGCCTTTTCACGAGTTGATTGAAAAAGGCTATCATAAACAGTATTCGAATTGGCAATTAGTGCTTCACCATATCTTTTTACCTCATCAGCACTTTTCTTACGTAAATCAGATTCTTTTGCGGCTCTATCTTGAAGCCTTTTAAATAAATTTTCATTCGTACTCTCGATTATCTCTGAATTCTTTACGTATTCGCCAAATCCTCGACCTTGAATTTTAATTTTTTCAGTTTCGGCTTTCGTAATACCCGTTGTTAAATCCATTTCAATACCCTTGGACTTTAACACTTCTTGCGCTTGTTGAAGTTGTTGTTTATATCCTTCTGTTATTAAAATAGACTGATCAGAGTATTTTTTATTAATTTGTGCAATCGCAATCTCTTGCCCTTTAGTATCCGCTATTTTACTTTTTGCAAATTCTATTTCTTTCTGTCTTGCCTTATCTAACTCATTCGTCAATTTTTTGTATTCAGAACCTAAATCTTTTACTTTACCTTGAATTGTTTCAACAGAAGTATTGCTGTTGAAGTTATCCATTGCTTTACCTATTTTTTGTATCTCATCTACGCTTTTTGAAGCTGCTTTTCCTACTTCGCTATCAATAGCTTTTAAAGCTGTCAGAAAAACCGACTTATCAGCTGCAGTCATCTTATGTATCTGTCCATTATATTGTGTGAGTAAGCTCTGAATTTTCTCATTCGCTTTGATAACTGCTTCTTCTTGCGCTTTGAATACTTCCATTTGATCATTAAGAATTTTGTCTTTCGCTCTTAATACCGCTGAATCTGTTTCACCAGAAAACCAGCTATCTAAATGCGCCTGAAGTTTCCCTCTATCTTTATTAATCGCCTGGATGGCTTCATCTGCTAACTTGCCGAACTCATCATGAGCACGTTGTACGGCTTCCCTTGCTTTATCACCAGTAAGTACCGGAATTTCGTCTAACGTCTTAAAAGCTTGTTCTTTTAAATTTACGTATCCTTCAAGTGCTTTTTTTGTACCTTCGCTTACACCCTCGCCGTATTTTCTGCTATCTTCTTCTGCTTGTTTTGCTTTTTTACCAGCTTCAGCAAAAGCAAATCCTAATGCTCCTAATCCAATTACAACGCCACCAATTGTTGCAACAATCGGGTTCGCTATAATTGCACCTACAGCAAAAGAAAGCATTCCAAGAGCACTTACTACCCCTAATACTGCTGGAGCTAACAATAATGATGTACCATATACTTTTTTTGTACTATCATCTAATCCGTTAAACCAATCTGCTACACCTTTAATTGATTCTTTTAGTTCCGGTATAGCTTGTTTAGCAATATCTAAAATCACCTTACCAAGTGGTTCTAATGCAATTTGTAATTCTCTAGTGACTGATTTCCATTGCTTTGCACTTGTATCATAACCGTCAACCATTTTATTCATTGCACCACTATAGTTCCCTAAGCCCGTTTCCATATTGTTTAGAGATAACATAGTAGTAGCTTCGAGATCTTCCCATTTCACGCCAAAAAGTGCCACGCCTAACTGATTTACTTTAATTTGATCATCAGTTGTTCGTAACTCATTTAAAACAGCATTGAAGACATCTTTTGAAGTAGCTTTCCCTTCTAACATTGCTTGCCAAACTTTTTGTGTTTCCTTACTCATTTGGCCCATCGCTTCTGTTGTGGACTTACTACCATCTTTAACACGGATACCAAACTCTTTCATTACATCATTTACATAGTCGAGATTATAAGCACCATTTTTACTACCGTTAATCAGAATCGTAAACATTTCATCAGCACTAAATCCCATTTCATGGAACAAGGGACCGTACTCACTTAGATTATCAAATAACTCATTGGAGTAGTTTAGACCCTTTGCGGAGCCTTGCGCTAATAGATCAAATGCTTGTTGTCCAGATAAGCCAAAACGACCCATTAATTGAGCCGCACCACGAGTAACCTCGTTTACATCCGACTCCATTGTTTCCGCTAAGATTTCACTGTCGCGAGTTACTTGTTTTAAGGTTTCATCATCGTTAATATCTTTAATATTACGCTTTACTTTAACTAAAGAATCGCTGACACTAGCTAAATCCTCACCATATCCTTCACGCCAAACTTCTTTTGCTACAGCACTAACTTTTAAGCTTTCTTCTCTCGTTAGTCCTAAACCAGCCTGTACTTTTTTATTTGCTTCTTCAAATTGACCTGCATTTACTACTAATGCACCAACACCTGCCGCTACTCCAACCGCGGCCGCTCCAAATCCTTGACTAATTCTTGAGCTGGTATCTTGCATTGTGTTTCCAACTTCGTTCATGCGTTCTCGCAATCTTCCAGAAACATTACCTACCTGTTCCATTCTTTCTTGTGTATCGCCTAATTCATTCCGATAACGATGTAAGGCTGCTGAAGCGTTATTAAAGGCTGTATCATTTCGGGAAACTTGTGCTGTTAATCGTTGTAAAGATTGTGCACCCTGTTTATATTCTTGCTGTAATTGATTATATTGAGCTTGTAAATCTTTTGTTTCTTGCGCATTTTTCCCATATGCTTGTGTACTTTGCTGTATTTCTTGTTCCAATTGTTGCATCGATGTAGCTAATTGCTCACACTTTTGGCGCATTTCTTGTTGTTTTTGCTGTGAAGTCCTTAAAGCTTGCTCATAATGCTTCATTTTTTGTGTTTGTGCTTCAATCTTTTGATTTAAATGATTTGCCTTATTCTCCAGCTGGTCCATCTCAGAACCAACCCCACGTAACTGTTCTGAAGTATTTCTAAACTCAGCATCAATTCGTTTCAGACTTCGATTAATACCTGCAATTCCATTTTCAAACTGATCTGTGTCCAACCGGACGCGACCACCTATTGTATTATCACCTAATGCCATTCAATTCTCACCTACCTTTATAACCATGCTGGCGCTTGATTTGCCGATGTCACTCGATTTGTCTTTTGCTTTTTAGCCAAACAGGTAAAGTAAAACGCAATATCCATTTCGTTAATTTGATTTTGTGTCATTCCTGCATCCATAAGTACGTTGTATATATCGATTACGATGTCTTGATACTTGATTGTTTTCTTTTCGGTTTCATCTCTAGCTGTTTCATCAACTTTTTTTTCGCATCTTCTACCGTTTCCATAACCGTTATCGCTTCATTTAAACGACCCATAATCGTTAAACAAATAGAATGAATGGTAAGGCTTAGAAACCACACATGAGTACCATCAACGAATTCCTGTGCCGTAAATTGATTACCATACACTTTAGCAACAAAATTAGCTGCTCTTTCAATTGTTTCTTTTGGTACAAGATCTGCTTGTAATTCGTCCGCTAATGTAGATGCTTCAAAAGTTGCTGAACCCGGAATAAACTGTGGTAAATAAAAATCTTTTTGACCTTCTGCATTCTGTAAAGTAATTTTCATTCACTTTTCCTCCTAAATTAAAATAGGGATGGCATTTGCCATCCCATTATTCTTATTCTATTAAGGTGTTGCTACAGGTAGAGTTGGTACTGCTTTAAACCAATTCGCCGCTGCTGCTGCATCAAATCCAACTTCTTCTTCATCTAATCGATGTCTCCAGTTACCATCCGCACGTTGAATTGCTTTACCTTTAATTTTTGCGCTTTGGAATGTTGGTTTGTCTTCTGCTGTTTTATGTTCATCACTTGGAAGTTCAAACTTCATTTTGTAATAACATACATATAGATTTTTTCCGTTATCGTATGGCAAACGATATAACAATGCTACATACGGAGGAACATCACTTGTATTATCAACAACTTGACCTTTTACAACCTTTTTACCTAATAATTCCGCGTAAACCGTTAAAGACAACTTATCAACTTCTAACTCGATTTCAGTACCACCGAATGCACTAGCTGTTGCTGCTGGTCCACCTTCTGCATAAAAAGTTGCTCCTTCTGCCTTAGGTGAAGCTTTACCACTAACTGTTTTCCCGATTCTTTTCGGTGTAGTGTAATTATATTTACCATCTGGCGTTTCAGTTAAAACCGCATAATGTAAATCCCTAAAATCAATAATCATTTTTTATCCTCCCTAATTTATGACTTCCGTTACAAAACGAAAGCCATATCGATAAATTTTTGTATCCATTTCATAATCTGGATAGGTACTTAAACGCTGAAAAGACAGCTTTTTCATAGCTGCCTGAACTGCGGTTTTTAGTTGTGTTTTGATTGGTGACATTGACCATATATCAACTTGGTACATAACGTTTGAGGTTTTTTCCTCATTCTCCGCATACATTCCTGAAGATGTATTTAATTCAGAAAATGTAATCCATATAGATGTATTATCGTTACCTTTTACAAACTGATATATGAACTCTCCGCCTAGCTCAGATTTAATAAATACATCTGTACGTAATACATCGAACACATCTTTATTGAAATTCCTCATCGTCCTGTAACCCTACGCATAAATTCTCGTTCCATTGCTTGCAACACCTCTTTTTCACTCTGAACCAATATTTTCTCTACAAAGCCTTTATGTGGAGGGTTAGGATTTCTACTAGTCCCCCAATTTTGAAACTTCATATAGAAGTGAGGAGATCGATCTGCTTTATCCCATCCTATTTCAACAAAATAAGAGCCGCCTTTTTTTACGACTCTTCCCTCTTCAATAGCATTTTTAGCATGTTTACCATCCCACCATGGTTGCTTTGGTGTCGGTGTATTTGGTTCAGGTCCTACAGGAGAATTAAACTCTAGCTTCTGCTTAAATACTCCCGCACCCGCTTTTAATGCTTCTTTTGTAATTTTAGGGACATCTTGACCTAAACCCTCTAATTCACGAATCCATTCTTCTATACCGAAGACCTCTAATTCTGCCAATTGGATCGCTCCTCACAAATTAGGCACATTTCCTTATGCTGTTCGTCGATATCAATAACTGACTTAATCTCATATAGCTTGCCATCATACCTTGCACGCATTGCTGAATTGATGCCTTTTCGATATCGGATTGTAAAATTTATCAATTTTATAACAAACTCTGCATTCCCTTGAAATATTTCTGATCTAAACCCTGTACCAAATGGCGTTTCAGCTTCTGCCCACACTTTAACGAACTCTTTCCATTCAGATGGAATAGCGTTCCCTTCCTCATCTTTTGTTTCTGATGATTTTCGTTCTAGTATGATTCGTTTATTTAATTTACTTGGATTCATTGGTTATCACCGCGATCGTAATCCCTTAATTGTAATATCATGGTTTCTAGCGACTGCTTTAATGCAGGGACATTTAATGATTTATCTTGATTCTCATAGTTTAATAAAACATGCGTTATTACCGCGATCTTATATAGTGCCTTTTCACTTTCAGGAACACCCGATTGTAATAAGGATTCTTTTGCTCCATCGATTAGAAGTTGAATATCTGTATCCTCTTCATCTCCATCGATTTTCATTTTTCTTTTTAATAGCTCTAACATATAATCACCTATGATCCTGAAGCATTGGTTTTCGCTGATAATTCAACGCTTAACGGAGAATTTAATCCGTTATTTCCAACTGCTTTCACTTGATAAGAATATGTTGTATCACCAGTTAGACCTGTGTCTTTATAGATCGCTGTTACTGATGTCCCTACTTGTTTTCCATTGCGCAGTATTTGATACTCTTTAATGCCCCCATCATACACAACAGGAGACCAACTAATGTTGGTCGTTGTTACTGTTGTAGAATCAACTTTTAACCCTGTTGGTCCTTGGGGAGGATTAGGGTGTAGTCTGCACTTCAGCAATACGGAATGCTGATTTCAATTTAATTTTATGGTCAAACCAAGCTGTTAAAACAAATAATTCAATACCTGTTTTTACATCTTTGTCACGATCATAAATCATATTTGGATCGTAGTTGAAGTGAGAATATCGGAAATCACCAACAACTGGATTCACTGCTGAATCACAGAACTTAACTGGCTTCCCTAAAACCTGTTCTGGTTGCGCATTATATAAGGTAGCACTACCATTAGCAAGTGTTTCAATTATTTCTAGATAATCTGTGTAACGCATCTCAATAGTCGCATTTTCACGAAAATCTTCATGTAAATCTGCAACTGCTGACTTAATAGCTTTATATAAAGTTGCGCCTTTAACTGACTTAATGCCAGCTTTATAGAATGACATAGATTCTTCTCCAGCTTTAGGCGTTGTAGCAAATGCTACTTTTTTCTCTTTTGCTGCTAAACCACTTTCTAACGCTTGATCTACAGTTTGTACTAAGTTTGTATCAGTTGCTGCTAAAACAGTCTCTGAAATAGGTACAAACACCTTAAATTTATTACGTCCGAAGGTTACAACATCACCTTCCGCTTTTAATTCTTTTGCTGTTGCTGTATCAGCAATAAAATCATCATCATCTAATGTAAATGTAACTTTAGGGATTTCAAGGTTTGTTACACTTGTAAATGTAGATACATCTCTTAATGGGTTTTTAACAAATGGTTCATGCAATAATTCATTTGTCATTGTAGTTGGAAGAATCTTTTCGCCACCTGTTGAATTTTTATCACCAAGAACTGCTCGTGCTTCTTGTGATAAGGTACCTCCACGAATTGTAGCTCGAACCAACTCTGCTTTCGCTGCAACTACCTTTTGTTTTGGATCTTCAATAGATTGCAAACCAGTTTGAGTTTGAAATTGTGCTTTTTGTTCAGCTTCCATTGTGTCATGTTGTTCTTTAATTACATTAAAGCGCATTTGAAGATCTTGCTTGGATTGTTGTAACACTTTAAGACTTTCCATAGTTGCGGATGGATCAATCGCCTTTTGAGAAAGCTCACTCTCTACTTTTTGTAGTTGTTGACCAATAGTAGATAAATTTTGTTTTAGTTCAAACAATGTATTTTTTGAGAAGTATTGAAAGTTACCAATAGATAATCGAAATTTATTTTTCATTAATGAATTCCTCCTAAAATTGTCTTTATATAGTCCGCGTTAGCTTTCGCTTCTTCGGCAATTTTTTGTCGTTCTAACATTTCATTGGCTGATATGTTTGCTTGTGTATTTACTAATTGTTGTGGAACGTTTTTGTATTCCTTCATCCATTTTTCATCTAGACATGCTGCCGCATTATTTGCTGAGATAATTTCATCACAAAGTCCATACTCCATCGCTTCATCAGCTGATAACCATGTCTCTGCATCTAGTAATTGTTTTAATATATCTTCATCTAACTTATCACCAGCACGAGTTAAATAGTGTTGCACCATCGAGTGGTTAATACGTTCAATATCATCCGCCGCTTTACGTAGCTGATCAGCATTTCCTGATGCATATGTCCAAGCATTGTGTACCATCAACATTGAATTAGCATACATAATGATTTTGTCTGAAATCATCGGTAATACTGATGCGCAAGAAGCACCTATGCCATCAATATAAGAAATAACCTTCGCTGGATGTCGCTGTAACATTGCAATAATAGCCATTGTTTCAAAGACAGATCCACCGGGACTATTGATATATAGGTTGATAGTTTCAATTCCATCACCTAATTCATCCAATTCATTTTTGAAAGTAATAGAAGATACTTCTCCATATTCCTCCCATGCATACTTTGTAATTTCTCCATAAATAAAAACATCGGCCGATTTACCATTGGCAGATGCTTTCATTTGAAAAAACTTATTCTGTTTGTTCTTTGCCACTGTTTTTCACCCCCTTCCGTTGAGTTGGCTCCATGTCAATTGGATATAAATCACCGCTTACCCAAAGTTTCGAAGCATTACCACCAACAGGTGGTTCGTCTTCTTTTTGGCGCACATCATCTTGTGATAACCATCCGCTCCTAATTGCTGCTTGATAATACGCTGTTCTTGAAGCTGTATCACCTCTTAACAGCCCTCCAAGGTTGAATTTAAAGTAATGTCCCTCTTGCCGCTCTTTTTTATTTAGCAACTTACGGTTCATTTCTTGCTCATACTGACGAACAATAGGAGTTAAAGTCATTTGAACAAACTGAATCATCAACTGTTCATTACTGCTATAACTTTGTCCTTCAGTGTCATTTAAAAATGTAACCGGAACATTAAAAACGTTAGCAACTCGTGAACGTGTAATTCGTTCTGATGCTAACGTGTCTGAAGCGAAATATTTCCGCTCCATTTCTTCAATATTTACACCGGGTTCTCTAAATAAAATGCCACCATTTTCTTGATAAAATCGTTTAAAATCATCAATGATTTTTTGCCTCTTATCACTATCTACCTGCGTCGCATAATCCAAAATAAAACTATCTTTCTTCTGCATTTCTGACAAACTAAATTCTTGTACTGCCTTATCATATTCAAGAGTATTTCGCAAAACATCAATTGGACAAATACCTTTCCATCTTGAAATACCTGTGATGTGTTTGACATGAAACATGTTCATATTGTGGATGTAATACGTACCTTCAATCCCACGTACCTCATACCACAGATTATTATCATCCTTATTCAAAAAAGGTGTTACATAAGCGGATTCAATAGGGATTAATGATTCCACTTGAAACCGAATATCACGAATGATAGCTGCATATCCATTTCCAGTTTCATTTCTTGAAACTTCAATTTTATTTATCCATTCAAATCCGGTCATGTTTGGATTAGGTTCATTCATTACAACATCAGACACTTGATTAAAAACAGTGTCATAATCCTTATAAAGCTTTAATGGCAAAGATGCTACCGTATTAGATAATCTGCTAATCACACTAAAAATCGTCTCATTTGTAGCTAACTTTGCATTATCAATACCCCAAAACTTCCTTCCAAACCATGAAGTGAAGTTATATCCAGCACCTTTCCATCCCAATGATGCTCCTTTAATCGCTCCTTTAAAACGATTAATCAGTTTCAATTTCTCACCGCCTTTCTATTTAAAAAGATCGTTAACCGATATAAATTCAATATTTCCATCACCTTGTAATTGAGTTAACATCGGGATTACTTCTGTATGAGCATTTAGAAATGCTGCAAAGCCATCAATTTTTCGATATTTACTCTGTTTAGATGGTAAAAAGTTCCCGTTTCTGTCTTCCACAAGCTTTACATTATTCATATACCAACGGAAAAGACGATTTTTATTACTGATTATTTTCCCATCCAACAACAACTCTTTTACATCCTTTAATGCTGGACTTAAAGTTAAATGTCCTTGTCGAACTGTTTCGGTTTTAAAACCATATGCTTTCAAATCTTCATTTAAACGGTAAGCATTAGCTGGATCATAAGTGATTTTCTTTATGAAATATTGTTCGGATTGCTTAACAAGCCAATCATAAACATACTCATATTTCACATACTCACCAGGTATAATAGTGAGCCAACCCTTGTCTTTGAACTCTTTAAAGCTAATATTCTCGTTATCACGATCAACTTTAGCCTGCGGAACCCAACTATGAGATAATACAAAAACCTTTCCGTCATCTAAAGGAAACTCTAAACAAGCGCTTGTAAAATCCTCTGTTGCAGACAAATCATAACCTGCAACACATTCTTTACCAGCTAATCCCTTTATATCAATAACTTCTTCATTCCTTTTTAATATCTCAATGCCAACAAAGGACATTTCATCATTATCAACAAAGAGGTTAAATTGTTTTGTAATCCAGTCATTCTTTTCAGCATCTGTATGTTTGTCTGTATTCCAATCATCAATAAGCGATGGAAGATCTAGCGAAACCCCCATATTAGGATTTGCTTTAATCCATAGTTCAGGATTCTCAATTTCATCCACACTATCCATTTCAGCCATGAAATAAAACTTTCTATCTTGGTCGATAACTCCTTCCAAAACATCAGTTGCAATTTCATAGTATTGAACAAGTGGTCCTTCAAGCTGATATCCTGCTGTAGTGATGTAAACAATCATTGGCTGTTTACGTGCGCCACGTGATTTTTTAATAACGTTAATTAACTTAAAGTTTTTAAATTCATGTATTTCATCAAAAATACCAAGGTGTGTATTTAATCCGTCTAATTTCTTACTATCTGATGCACGCGGTTCAATTTTAGAATGAGTTTTATCATGAAAAATCCCTTTCTGATTTTCGCGTAAATGTTTCCGAAGAAAGGGTGATTTTTGAACCATTGCACGACTTTCATCAAATAATTCTCCAGCTTGTTGTTTTGTATTTGCCAAAACATAAACACGAGCACCCGGCTCATTATCTTTAGCTACAGCATAATTAGACAAACCAGAAATCATTGTTGTTTTTCCGTTTTTACGACCAATAAAAATAAGACCCTCACGAAAGCGCCTATAACCTGTATCTTTATGAATCCATCCATACAAAGAACCTATAACAAAGTGCTGCCACGGTTGTAGAACTAGCCTTTTATAGTCGCCTTTTGACGGACGACAGAACTTTTCAATATATCTTATAGGTCGATGAGCTTTTTCTTCATCGAATATCCAAGGAAACTCCTCGGTACCCTGTCTCTTCAAATCATTTAGATGACGTTGACAAGACAAGATATTTTTCTTACTAGCTTTTATGTTTCCCTTCACAACTTGTTCTGCATACCAAGTTGTTCTTAGTTCAGGAGAGGGATCTACCAAAATATAAGAATGCTTTATCTGTTCATTTCGCCAATTTTTATACCACTTGGATATTTCAGATGGCTTAGAAGTCGTCGAAATCATCATCAGAGTCTCCAGTTAGCTCTTCCTGAAGCTTTTTACGGCTTGCCCCAGTCAACCCTAGCTCCCCTAAATATTGACGTATCTGCTGTAAATACTTAGGTATCTCTGATATCAAAGGGTGCTTAGTCAGATTTGTAGCATTAGCTTTATTTGTATGCTCCATTGTCAGCCCTTCTTTTTTAACATTAGCTGCCATCTCTCTAAACATTTGATAACTGAAGGCAATCGTTTCAACTACAATAGGATCATTGATTTCAGCCTTCCCTTCACCTTCTAAAACAGACCAAATACGAATCCAAGTATCTTTTCCTACCTTTTTTAAATGGGTAGGTGGTTTTCTCTCATTCAATCCTTTATCCACGATATCACCTCACTTACATTTTATGGATAAAAAGTGTTGTCTCAAAAATAAAAGTCCTCTGTTTTTGAGGTTTACCCCCCTTTAGAAAAACCACTTGCGCTACGCACGAAGGAGGCATCCGGTCTGGGCAGAAACGGCTCTGAACAATAAAAGGAGGGGGGCTATATAAATTCTTTGTTCGCTTTTACTTTTACAAACTGAATCTTTCTTTTATTTTTCTTTTTCCCTCCACCCTTTTCTGGATGTTCTTTGTTGTGACACGCATTACATAAACTAATTAAGTTATCTAATGTTAATGCAAGTTCGGGATATTCATTTCTTTCTTTGATATGATGAACCATATCAGCAGGTATTGGGATCAATGGATCGTGCTTCATACACTCTCGGCAACGGTAGTTGTCTCGTATCAATGCTAACTCTCTACACCTTCGCCAAGCTGTGCTGTCATAGAACTTCTTCGCTTCTTTATCCCGTTTGTATTTATCGTAGAACTTTCTTTGATGTTTAGTTTTGTATTCATTCATTATCTTTAACTATATTTCGAGCTATGACTTCACCATTACAATATAATTCAACGGTTTCAACTCCTACTGTATACTTGTTCATAACCTTTTCTAACTTCTCGAATGCACTTACACATTCATTGATAGCTAATGTAAGTTCTTCAATATTCGTTTTCGCTTCTGTCGTATCAATATCAATAAGAGCCGAAACTATATTTTGTTTTGTCATTATTCAATCCCCCTTAAAAGATTCAACATTTAAATGTTACTAATTTGACGACACTGTCTTGCTAAAGGGATAAAGTGTTTTAAGAGATTAACAGCATTTTTATTTTGCCACCATCTATCTAACAAGACTATTCGTGCATTCATTGGATTAAGTCCGTCAAGAGAAAATGAACTATTAGATATGAAACGAGGTATTACATGAGTTGTTCCAAAATGATTCTTTATTCTTTTCCAAGTTTCTTCCGCGTACTTTAAATTATTACCAACAATCCATAACTCTTGTTTTCTATCTTCTTTTAAATCCCTTAGCATTCCATCTAAAAGTAATAAATCGTGCTTATCATGATTCATTTTCACTCACGCCTTATCTTCTTTAATCGCTTTTAACTGTTCCATCTCGTTCTTCACAGACTTATCAATATCAATAGAGCCAACACATTTTTCGTCAGCGAAAACATAAATACCAGAATGTGTAATCATTGTTCCTTTTTTATCCGTTGTCATACCTTTGTGATGCCCATCCGCATAGCCACGCTCATACCCTAAGTTTTTACCTGTATCAAGTCCTTTGTCATACGCTTCAGTTATTAACACGTTAAGTTGTTTTTCAGTTAATAAGTTCAGTCCAAGTAACTTCATCTTTTTCCCCCCTTACCTTTCCTTAACAACAAACAAGACACCACCCAGATCACGGCAGCGCCACCAATAATTGCTATTGGTTTAATCATTGTTCTTCTCAAGTAATCCTAACTTATGTTCAATATTTAAAAATGAATATCCATACGCGAATCCTACAATTCGAATACCTGTAGCATATCTATGTTCTAATTCATCGTTATAAGTTTTCTTATAATAAGCTAATTTAGAAGTGATATTGTTGTTGTCATTAATAATTACTTCATCACTTGGGAATCCGTCCATTTCAATTTTGACCGCTACATACTCTGCACCTTCGCTTACAGCCTCGTTAAAGCACCTCTCTAGACCTTCTAAAGTTAGTTCCACATTCATCCTCCTCTAAAATAAAAAGCACCCATTATGGATGCTTTAATGATTCTATATGTTTATTAACTCTTTCGTTACCTAACTTCCAATATTCTTCTTCCATCTCAAACCCAATGTAATTACGATTAGTATTAATACATGCTATAGCAGTAGTAAAGCTCCCCATACAATTATCTAATACCGTTTCACCTTCTTTTGTATAAGTCTTAATCAGGTATTCAAATAATGCTACAGGCTTTTGCGTTGGATGAAACGTTTTACTGTCTCTTGGAAAATCGATAACCGACTTTGGATAGTTAGTATATTTTTTTACATATTCATTATTTAGAGATTCATTATTTCTTTTGCCAAATACCTTCATTCTTCTTATTTCTTTCTTTTGGATCGGCTTATCCAATAAGATCAAATCTTGCGGATAATACTTAGGTAATTTTTTATAGAATACCAGAACATTTTCGTGATTCTTTAGCGGCATTCTATTTGCATTCGGGAAGCCTGTTACATGATTCCCTTTCTTCCAAATCCATTCATAACGAAATAATTTCATATTAGAAGCGATTAACTTTGTAGTAAATGGCTGGCTTGCCGTTAAAAGAATAGCCCCATTATCTTTTATAATTCTTTCGTACTGTTGCCACAACTGATCAAACGGAATAATACTATCCCACTTACAAGCTGTCGTCCCATAAGGTAGATCACATAAAATCATATCTACACTTTTATCTGGAATCAGCTTCATACCTCTTAAACAATCCATATTAAATACTTGATTCAACATTTGTCATCCCGTCCATTTCCTTAATCTAATTTATGAATACATTTGGAGTATTATAGATATAGAATCTGGTACGTGAAGTTTTAAACTTCTTCCAATCACCTAATATATAAAACATTATTAAGTAACTGGAAGAAGAGCAAAAGCTCTCCGTATTAACGGTAACATTCAATCAGTACCATCTGCTGGTTTCGGATTTTATGTGCCGTCATCATGAAGCCGTTTAGAAAAAATATTGTATAAAGGAAATTTATGAGTTATGTTTTCCGCCACTTCTCACAATACAAATATATCATGCTAAAAACCAAAACGTGTCCGTAAATAGTTCGCAAATTGTCCGCAAATAGTTCGCGTTTTATTTCTTTTTCTTCTGTCGCTCCTGCTTCATCTGATTCTTAATTTTTACTGTTGTCCTATTTTCGAATTGAACCATTTCATCATAAATTATTGCATCACATTTCAATCCATATCGCCTATTGTCATTTTTCCGCATCGTTTTTCAGCCTCTTTTTGCATAGTTTTAATTAAATATGCTCCTTTATCATTAAAAATGAATTAGCTATAAACTAGATTGTGTTAAATTCACCTATTCGGTTTAACCTTAGATATAGCAATATCTTTCGCATTTTATAAAAATGAATTTGACACTTTCTGTTTAAAGCTAATTCATTAAGTGATAAAAAAATAAAGGAATTAGATTCTGAACTTCCTTTGGTAATCATTTAATGTATCTTGCTCCATTCCGATATATCTCAATGTTTCTTTCTGATCTGTATGATTTAACATCTTTTGCAAAGCGACTACATCTTTAAATTGTTTGTAATGATGATACCCATATGTTTTTCTAAGTGAATGAGTCCCTACTCGTTCTAATCCAAACTCTTCTGCAGCTTGATTTAATATTACATAAGCCATTGCACGAGTAATCGGTTTATTCTTTCCGTTTCTACTCTTAATGAGATATTCATTCTTTGGTCTTCCTTCTGTATAATTCCTGATAGCTCTCTTCAGTTCTGAAGGCATTTTCACATCTTTGATCTTCCTTGTTTTCTTTTCACGTATTACGATATTCCATCCCTCAACATCCCTAACACGTAAACGCAATATATCCGATATTCTGAACCCTGTATTAATACCAAGAAGAAACAGAATATAGTTCCTCTCATTCTGTTTCTTATAGAATTCCTTTATTTCTTGTATTATTTCTTTATCTCGAATTGGCTGTACAATGTTCATACACTTTGCCCCTCTTTTTGTCTACGTGTTTTTTGAAATACTTCTTTCTTTAGATTGAAAGCTAAACGCAATATCGCACGACCTTTTAACTTGTAATACTTTGTTTTACCTATACCTAAATCCATCCAGATATCTGGGTCATATCCAATGTCATCTTCCATATAAAACTTCACGATTACCTCACGTTCATCATCTCTTAGGCGATTCACAGCATCATACAACCAACTCATAAATTTATTTCTTTCTTGTTCATACTCAATTCTTTCAATTGCAATATTTTCAGTTGAACTATTAAACTCGTTTGTAATTGATGGAGGAACAATAGAATATGATGGCGTCACTTTTGGCAGCATATCACATGGCATTGTCGCTAAGTATGTACGATACTCAATAAATACTTTTTCAATTTCTTGTTTTGTTCTTTTTCCATCCACGATTGGCATTTTAAATGATAGTTGTTTATTCATATTAAATTCCTCCATTATTATTATTTTTGTCTTAATGCTCCACGTCGGCGTTCATAACGTGGTCCATGAACTCCCATTAACTCTTCAATTTCACGAGTGCTAAATTTTTCTTTTCGATTTTTCTTACCTTTCTTCTTTGCTTGTTTTGATTGCTTTTTCCACTCACGTAGCTGATCCTTTAACACCTTCATTTCCCCATCTCCCTTTTCAAAATAAAAAGGACACCTATTCCTAAAACAGCTTTGATTGCCGCTTTAATGAATTGGTGTCCTCTAGTTTTCTAGCCGGACTGTATTTGGTTTTCATTTATTTAATAATACCTGCTTGTACAAAGAGATTTCTCCAAGCTTTATTAACTTGGTATTTCTCAACGGCTTTCGCACGACGAGCAATAGCTTTTCTTGTTTTCCGTTTCTTTAAATTAGCCATTCTCCTAACCTCACTTTCTATTCAAAGGATTATTTTATTAAGTTTTGCTTTTTTAATCGAAACCAAGTTTCCATACCTTTTATATCTTTCTCATACACCGGCATTACATATATCTCTTCATTGATGTACAAATGTAACTCTACATATTGTTTTTCTTTATTCCATCCATAAGATGCCATAGGTACCATTTTCTTTTCCATAATTTATCCCCCTGAAACGTCTATGCAAATCCGTACTATCCCGTAAATTGATAAAGCTAGTACTATAAAACTACCTATTGACCACCAAGCCACCCTCCGAGATGATTCAACGCAAGCAAATATTGTTGCACTTGCGCTGAACACCATTAAACTTAACGACCATAAAATCGAGTAAACTATAATCAAAATCATTTATTCCTTACCATGAGCACATTTCTCACACTGAAATTTCCAATGCCCTTCTTCTTCCGGAAAGTGATTATTTGCTGGTTTGCCACAAGCACACCACATAAAACTTAAATCATCTCTATACTGAACACTGCCATCTTCTTTTTGATGTAAAACTAATTCACCTTTGATCATTTTCCTCTTCCTCCCCTGAATAAAACTCAATATTCCGTCAATACTGTAGACAACCCATTTCTTACCTGAGCAGTTAGCTTTTGCCGACTGCTCTTTTTAGTTCATGTAATTCCTTCTCAAGTTCCTCAATACGCTCATTCCTAACGTGGATGTCATCTTTTAGGAACTCATTTTCCTCAAATGTCTTTCTTCTTTTCTTTTCCAGCTCGCTATATTCATGGTAATTTGCTTGGATAATCCCTTTTCGTTTCTCATTCTCTTCTGCTTGATCCAGTAGCCAATAGATTGTGTCCGCCTTTAGCATAACTAAGGGATTACTTGTATATGCTTTTTCAACTGCTGCGTCACATTTATCTCTAATCTTTTGGAGAAATAAATTCATATCCATTCCCCTTTCTTTTGCTAGCTGCTCTTTTATTGTTTGTCCACTTCAACCCATTCGCCGTCATATAACATCCAACCACCATGAACATACAGTTCTTTTTGAGAGTTCTCCTTGCTTCTCTTCTCACTCTCAATACGCTCTAAAATACCTCGAAGTTCTTTCTGTGCATTTATATAATCACTTTCTAACTTCATTATTTTCTTTTCGCTATTTTCTACATATCCAATGTACGCTTTAACTCTTTGCTCATCCCACTTAGCTTCTTCCTTAATCGGCATAACCCAGTGAACTACACCAGTATCCTTTGTTAGATATTCTGCCTCTTCAAGCGCCTTAAAATAATCCTCATTAATTGTCATTACTTCTCCATCTAAATAAACTCCGTATTCCATATCCATTCCCCTTTTCTACAAAATGAAATTTTTATTTAGTTTACTTTCCTGCATAACATTTTCAAATCTGTTTATACTATAAATGTAACTTGCGGTTACAATTTGCGTATCCATCTGGAATAGTATTTACAGCAGGCAGTTAGCTACTTTAGCTAGCTGCTTTGTTGTGCCAAATAGCGTTTTCATTTAAAATAATGCCCATCCATTTGGACACATTTACCAGTATTTTTACCAAAAAATTCATGATATTGTTAATTAGTCGAGTACGTCATTACTTGGCACTTACCCTTAGAAGCCCCGTGAATAAACGGGGTTTCTTTTATTAACATTCGAGTTTCAATATATATCTGTAAAAATAATCAGTTAAGTGTTAAAATTCCATAGATACTCTTTAGGGAGTTTCCATGTAATTAAACAAGAGTTTAAAAATTCTCGAATCTTAGCCCCTTGGAGCGCCCTTCAAGGGGCTAAACCATTTAAAATAACGATTTTGTTAAATTTCATAAATACAACCGCTTGTCCATTTCAATTTGCTCTATCACTGCATTTACTATTAGTAATACGAATTTATAGAGGTGAATTATATTGGAAGAGTTTTTATCCTCCGCTGCATTAAACCCGGGTTCGATTGGACCGACACTCCCACCTATGCAACCCTTTCAAATCCCTACAGGTCCTACTGGTTCAACGGGTGCTACAGGAGCCACTGGGAACACCGGGCCTACTGGTAACACTGGGCCTACTGGCAANNGGTGATACTGGGCCTACTGGACCAGGAGCTATAGAATCTGCATTTAGGGCAGATCTAACGTCTACTGACCAATTTTATAATGGTTCTAACCCTGTATTGATTAACTATTCAAATGTACTCTTCGATTTAAATAATGAATATAATATAAATACTTTCACAGCCAAACAGGAAGGTATATACCAAATTAATGCAAATTTGTCCTTTGACCCTGCAAACGCCAGTGTTCCTGTTTTTTGGTTTTTGGATATAATTGTGAATGATACTTTTTCCATTTGTAATAATACTGGCTTTACTACTGCTTTCAATACTTCTCGTGTTATTCCAAGCGTATCCACTATATACAGATTAAATCCAGGTGATACCGTAAAAGTAGTATTCGATTCTTCAACAAACGGTCGGGTTTTTGCTAGCTTGCCAGGTGCGTTTAGTTTTTCTGCAGCAAGATTCCCATTCCTTTAAGTTCTTATCCGTTTCTATGCCCGTACTGATAAAAGAAGGGGAATTTCTAATAATATAAACTATATAAACCAAAATTCCCTTTCTATATTTCAGAAAGCCTATTCAAAACTTTTAAATGCATTTAGCAATAAAATAACGCTTTTGTTCAGTTTTCAATTAACACTAACAAGTCATAATTCGACTCAATGAATTCCATGCATAATTTTCTGTTCGCATCGTTTCCTAAACGATCATAGATCAATAGCATTTCGTGTTTTGTAAAGTTTGTCCCTAATAACTGATTAAAGCTTTTCAAGATTTTTCTAGATTTATAATCACTCAAACTTTTACTAATTGGCCTTGATAACCAAGCAAACATCTTACATATAAAATCCATATGATTTTCTACATCTTCTAATCGGAAATAAAGGTTGCTTCTAGGGTCAAATATCAATTCGTTACTACTATTTACAAAAGCCTTCGGGAAAAATCGCTGTGTCTTTTTTAATAAGCTTTGTACCTCTTCATTCATTTCTCGTTCCCCATTTCTGTACAAAATTCAAATTTGGTCTTAATATCCGTTATCCTGGCGTTGGTGGTTCACTTCATTCTTTTTGTAATAGCCTTGCTCAATTTCTTCAAACGTGAACCCTAATTTCTTACCTAAACCTAAGAATGAGTACAATAATTCTTCATAAAGCTCCATGTCATGAGTTGCACGAAATTCCGATACAGCTTCATATACATTGTTAAATTGATTGACTAACGTACTTGCGGTATAAACGTTTGCATTATGTTCTAATAATTTCAGGCTATATTCATTAGGATTAAATCCGATGCCGTTCCCTAATGAAGCTATAAAATGAAATCCATCTACATACTCCATTAAAATAACTTCTTTTTCACTAGGACCTTTATTGCTCCAATGTTTAAAGCATCTTGTTTCATTTGCAAGCTCTCCAATTTCAACCTGTAAAGCAAGGATCATTTTGTAAAATAAATTTTGACCTTCCAATCCATGTTCCTTGACGATTCTTACGTCTAATACCTTTTGCATTCCGAATATTTTAGTTAAGTTCATTTTCATTCGCTCCCTCACCGATTTAATTAAGCAACTCTATTTTCCGTTTCTAGTAAACAATTAAGCATGTATTCTAAACCGAACTGATCCAGTATCAATGTTGCTAATTCAATTTGATGCCTTCCCAATCTGTTAGCTATATCCTCAATACTGAATCTTTTTTTCCATAAATCCTTAAAATGTTCTATATCGTCTTCATTCCATATAAAATCTACTTCTTCTAAAGCAATATAGACGTATGGCGGTATTTCTTCTTTCTTTTTATTCCGAATACTCTTGTCACCAATTTCTCCTAAACCCATTTTCCGATTATGGATTTTAAACTTATCAACTTGATCTACAATAAGTGCTGCTACTTCTATTTGCTTTCTTTTAAACCTTTTGGAAATCTCTAAAAGAGTACAGTTACTATTCCAAAGTTCCCGAAATTGGAATACCTCTCTTTGATCCCATAAGAAATCAACTTCTTCTAAAGCAACATGAACTTTAAAAGCCGACATTTCATACACTCCTTTTAAAAGCTAATTAATCAATTTTTTCATTAGAAGTAGTTTTGACATGCCCAACCTTGCCGTTAACCCAAATTACAATTTGCTCACCAAAACCGCTTTCTGGTGGATTAAATGAAAGGACTTCTCCATTCTTTACCACAAGAAGTTTATTATTTGTAACATCAATCTCTTTTTTCATATGTCCATCTCCCTTTTACTACCGCATGTACTCGACAACATCAGGTTTAAATCCACTTCCTAAATAAATCCGTACTGGAATTGCTTCTTTTTTATCCCTTGCTGCCTTACACAATTCTTCCGCTGTTTCCCAGTTGAAAAGCTTATCTACAGCTCTTTGAAATCTCCAAATTGCCATTGTATATTGTTCAAATATGTCATAACGATCATCTTGTTTAGTTGTGCGTGGTAATTCATCCGTGCACTTTGCATTTCTTGGAACTTGGACACGTACATCTGCATATGTAACGCGTCCAGTTCCTTTCTTAACATTGGCTTTCATTACATCGAACTCACAAATTGCTGGTTCTACATCGAAAATATTTAATTGCTTAGGCATGTACCTTCACACTCTTTTCAAGAATGTCCAGTAACTCATTTGCACCTTCCTTACTCAAAAACATTCGACCATCTAGCAACTCCAAGTTTGTTTCGGAAACTTCACCCGTTACAAAGCATGACTTTTCTTGTTTTCTCAAAATGACATTTTCCCCATCAACTTGAAAGTCTAGTGCTGTACCTTCAGCAATCCCCAAAGTTCTGCGTAACTCAACCGGAATTACTACACGCCCTAGCTCGTCCACTTTTCTTGTAATGCCTGTGTTTTTCATACCTTACTCCCCTTTAGTATTTTTATATTTGTTTAATATCTCATCAAAACGTTTCTGATTGCCTTCGGATTCATCGTTTTGAGTTTGCTGCGGTTGTTGTATTGGCTCAGGTTCTTCTTGCCCACGTAACCAATCCGGTACTATTTCTGTTCGTTTTCCGTAGCCTTTACCAGTACGTTTATTATTTTTCTTACTCATTTCAAATCGAGTATCTAGTGCAGCGACATCATTTAATGTTTTTACTTTTGCCTTTTCCCAGCTACTTAAAATACTGCGGATATATCTCCACTTTGGTACATTTTCATCAATTGCTTTATTAACAGCGTGAATAATTAATTCATTACCGAATCTATCGCAAAACTCACCTAATTCTTGGATTGCAATTTCACTTAATGGAATTCCCTGTTTGAGTAAAAAGTTGTAACTGATTTTAAATTCTTGATCAATTAATTTCTGAGACGAAGTAGCGTTATCATCATCATTTATATTTGTAGTAATCTCTGTAGTAATATTTGTAGTAATCTCTGTATTTGTCTTACGTTCTAATGTAAGAGCCTCCTCCGTTTCATCGTAAGAGGGTGTTCCTTTAGAATGTAAGACCCTCTTACTTTCTAATGTAATAGGGTTATTACGTTTCAGTGTAGGAGGGGCATCGTTTCCCCAATACATAACGGATATTTTCTGAATTATTTCGGGTATAGGTTCAACATACATAACGTTATTGCATCTTGTTCCGTTAACAACAATTGTCCTAAATTCAATTTTTATAAGACCACGTTCTTTTAAAAAGTCACATGCTTCTTTTACTTGCCTTTTTGTAAATCCAAATGAATCGGCTAATTGTTGATAACTCTTTTGAAGCATGTCTGCCTTGAACTTTTGTTTATATTGAACTTGACTAGATTCTTCGCTTCTTACTTCCGTAGGTTTATACCAATAAACGAATTCCCCTAAGATAGTAATTGCAACAATATTAGGTTTACCATTTTCTAATGTAAGTGTTTTAAACCATCCATGGTCTATAACATTGCCACGAAAATTTATTTGTCCTATTTGTAATACCTTGTTGTTCATGACCTTCACTCCTTTGCGTAAAACTAATGTGCTATTTCCCAACTCACCGTGGTATACTTATAACAAATCTTTTTTCTTAAAGGACCCATTGCCGTGGGTCTTTTCATTTTGTACTACGTCACTCCAAGCCCATTGTTTTATTGGTTCATAAGTGATGTAAAACAACCATGAACCGCAAGCGATTGCCATTGCGAATATAACTAACGATGTTGTATCTTCCACTAAATCACCTCCCTAATTATCAAACGGTAATTATGTCGAAAATCCGAAACTTAATTTTAACTAGCATTTGTTCCCACCTTTTGTGCTTCTACCCATCTAAGAAAGTCTTCCGCTTTAACGCGTTTGCTTTTTCCAATTACGATTGTTGGGAAGTCCTTTCTCTTCATAAGTGCATATGCGGCTGACCTGGAAATGTTTAAAAATTCCTGTACATCCTCTGCCTTAAGTGAGAATGGTAGTTGTTTAATTTGGTACATGATTTTCACTCCTTTATATTTAGTGCATAGTGATTTACTTAATCGGGATACTACTATGGTAAGTAACAGCACATCTAACGTTTGCTTCAAGCAAACCCAAAGGTAAAAAAATAAGTCGTCTTATACTGACTCCTTCAAAATTTCTTCTGTCGATACATTTAAAAATTTTGCTAACTTAACTAATTTAGTAATACTTGGTTGTCTATTCCCTAATTCCAAATTGCAGTAAATTGATTTGTTTCGATAACCGATGTTTTCAGCAACATCACTTTGACTATAGCCCAGCTGTGTCCTTAAGGCTTTAACTTTGTCGGTATCAAGTATCATCATGTTTTATCACCTTCATCTTGTTTGGTTAATTTGATTATATACTAAGGGTTTGCTTCAAGCAACCATTTTATTCAAAAAATTTTAGTTGTCTTGTAGCAAACCTTTTTGATACATTCTATATAGAGGATTCATAAACTATAGTTGATGGATTTTAGGGGAGGAATTATTAATATGGGTGAAAATGTAATTGGTATTAGGATTAAAGAAATAAGAGTAGATCTTCTCAAGATGAGCCAACGTGAATTCGCTGAAGCTCTAGATGCAAAGAAAACTATGATTTCTTTATATGAAAACGGTCGTAGAAATCCATCAAGAGAGACAGTCGAAAAAATGTCTCGTTTATCTGGTGTTTCAGCTGATTACATCATGGGAATTTCTGAATATAAAAGTTTGAACTCAAATGATTCAAAAGACTTAAAAGACGAACTTAAAGAAATAATGCTACAAATTAATGATCTTGATCCAAAAAAGCGTGAAGAAATAATAGCAATGATTAAGGATGAGTTATAAGAAAAAAGCGATAGATAGCTTATTTGCTAACCATCGCTTTTTTTATTCTCTCAAGTTTCATCATTGCTTCTTTATCACCTTTATATATTTTTTCTAATGTTGCTTCTATTTTACTTTCAACTATTATCATATCATTGTTTTCTTTTATTAAATTCCCCACTTAGCCCTTCCCCCATCACCCTTAATTATTCAAAAATACCAAAATGCAGAAAATGAATAACCCCTTTAACGTACGAAATGCCATCGCATCCTAAGATGCAATGGCATTTAAATTTATTTATTATCCTAAAGTACCTGGGTCCATTTTCATTAGTTGTACTTCTTTTACTTTTTCTGCGGCTTGATTATCTTTAGTTGATACCGAACCGATCGATAACACTGATAATGCGAGCGTACATGCAATAACTACACTAGCAACTATTTTTTTCATTCTCACTGTCCCTCACTTTAAGATATCAAAAATTTTTATGTAGAATAAATTTCCGTCTTTCAAGAATCGATGATATGCTTTTCTGCGCAGTTCTTCATCCTTCGTTGCAATAGATAAATAAAGATCTTGAATTGCAGTTCGATTACTGATTTGATTTAATATTTCGCAAGCATCACTGTTCTTGTTTTGACGAATATACTGTAACGCCCTTTCAGCATCATCATGTATATATCCTAATTTTACAGGAATATTATGAATAATACAACAAAAAGCAACTGTATTTTCCACTAATTTTCTTTTTAGTAATGATTTGTTATTTTTGATCTTCCTTAATTCTGAAAGTGAGAGTTCGAAAAAATACAATGCTTTATTAGGCTCACTGAAAATATAACTTTCAGCAAATACACTAAGTGCTGTAGCTTTCAATAAACATGGAATCTCTTGTTTTTCTAGTACATTCTGCAATAATTCTCTAGCCATTGTTACTTCGTCTTGCATTAATTTTGCATATGCACAGATTATATTTAATTCTGCTTCGTTTAATGTCTTTTCCAGACCTTTAGGCATTTCATTAATTTTTTCTTGTATCATTCCTTGTAGTACTGTTAAAACATTATATGCACCTAAATCAAAATAACCATATACACTTAACGTGTTTATAAGTATATTCACACCTGTCTTATTTAAATTTATCCTTGTGCGTAATTTTTCAATCTCTTTAAGAAATGCTCCTGATCTTAATAAATGAGTTTGTCTATCTAAACAGACACGGAATATATCTCTGTAATTATTAGTTACTGATTGTGTATATTCTTTCTCAACAAGATTATGAAGTAATTCTGTATAACCTGAAAGATATAAATAATACATTGCAATTCTTATATCTGCTTCTTTATCTGTATACTTTAAAAATTCATGAACTACTTCCATTTTCTGCGATTCAGAATCCAGTCCACTTAATATCTTAACTAATTTTGCAAAAGTCATAGGCACCTTTCCATTTAGTGTCTTCCACAAATTTGATTGTGATAAATTTGTTATTTTTGAAAGCTTTACTGAATTTAATTCATCACCTGAAACAATGCCGTCTAAACTAGCTACTTTATTCATAATGAAGCCTCCTTTGAACGCGAGACACCTTCCCTGAATTTTCTCAATAGAAAAACTATACCATCTAAGTTTTTTTAAATGTAATATGTTATACTTGTGCTGACTCATGGCAAGTGTTTTCCCTACCGTATTAGGGGAACAGCATAAGAGTGGCTGCACACTACTTTTGCTGCGCTATGGGTCTTTTTTGTTCTTATTTTTTCTTTAAAATCAGTTTATCACAAGATTAAGAATCTTCATTCCGTTTATAGTCAAATCATGTTGAGAAAGTTTTTTTTCGAAAAGTCCATTTTTTCACTAAGAATATTTTAACATCTAAGGAACACTTGTTCTAGTTCCTTTTAAATATAATCCAAATAATTAAGTGTATTCGTTATTTTTGACAAATTATTTGGTATATATAGTCTAAAAATAATGCCTTATTTATAATAAAGACATGAATACATTTGGAGAAAATTTAAAAAAGTTTAGAAATGCACGTTCTTTAACACAAGCCGATTTAGGTAATAAAGTTCAATTAAGTAGAAGTCAAATCAGTAATCTAGAAACGAACTTTAATGAACCTGATCTGGAATCATTAGATCGTATCGCATCATTCTTTGATATCTCTATCGATACACTAATGGGACGAAAATTCACTACAAATGAAAAACAGTTAGAAAATGTTCTCGATGAAATTCAAACGGTTTTCGCAGGCCTGGATGAATCCCAACGAGAACAGTTCTGTAAACAACTCAATTTTTACACGCAATTCTTAAACGAGAAAAAAGAATTGTTATGAGTCGATTGTAGTAGAAAACATTTCCAATCACAACGGTAAAAATTAACAAATTTTTATCAACAAAAAAAGAGAGCATTTAGCTCTCTTTTTTATATTCCCGTTCCTGGGTCTTTCATGTATCCTCCGCCTGCACCAGGATCATAAATAATCACTCCACCATCTGGATCACCCATTTTATGACCACCAGGGTCCTTTGTGAACTCTCCCATTTTTAAACCGACTTTCTGTATAAGCAT